AGAGAGAGAAGGAGGGAAGAAGCGATCGCATAGCAGATGTAGTTTTTAAAACTTACGGATGCGGTAGTGCGATTGCTTCTTCCACTACCTTTGTGCAATTTTTAAAAGGTAAAACTCTAGAGGAAGCAAAACAAGTAAAAGACAAACAAATAGCCGAAATTTTAGAACTTCCACCAATTAAGATACATTGCAGTGTTTTAGCAGAAGGAAGTATAAAAAAAGCTATCGAAGATTGGGAGCGCAAAGAAGCGCACCGCAAACACAATCAGACATAGCCAGCATACGCAAGTATGAAAGGAGAGGAGAATGTTAGAGTTCATTCAATGGGTTATAGCGTGGATTCAAGTGATTCCATGGTTGGTGATGGGAGCGTCACTAGTCGCAGCTTTAACTCCCACCCCTGTAGATGACGGGATCGTCAAGAAAGTCTACAAAGTACTAGATTGGGTAGCACTCAATGTAGGCAAAGCCAAGGACTAAATAGATGTCAAGTGCAGTAGATAACGACAGGAACGAAGTCGAAATTGACCTTGAGAAGTATATGGCTTTAATCGAGAAACTCGATTCAGCAGAAGATACTATCAAGGAAATGCAAACAGAGGCAGCTGATGCCAAGAAAAGACTAGCTCCGCCTAAAAGAAAGTTTATAGACTTATTCTTAGATGATAATGATATAAATGAGAAAGCGATAATTGGTTTTATCTCTTTTGGTTTTATGGCAGTCTTCGCCATATGCGATTTAGTTACTGCATTTGCAGGTCAAGATTTGGTTATCTCTGATACCATATATACCTCACTAGTAGTAGTAACTTTAGGAGCATTTGGTATTTCAGAAGCTGGCAAAGCCTTTGGTGGCAAATAAAAAATAGTTCTTGACAATTGGTTTCTTTTTTAGTATAATATACTATATGAAAAAATCAGAAGAACAAAACGAAACGGCAATCGATAACTCCTCCAATGGGCGAGTATACGATTGTCGTTTTTTTTATAGGGCATAGTATATGAATTTATTTTATTTAGACAAAGATTTAGACAAATGCGCAGAAGCTCATGTTGACAAGCATATTGTCAAGATGCCGCTAGAAGTAGCTCAGATACTATGCACTTCTATCTGGATTGATAAGTTTCTAGGATTCGTTCCTAGAGCACTTAACGCAGAGGAAAGAGAAGTTCTCAACAAAGAGAAAGCACTAATCAAACATCTTCCTCCTGCAGAAAGACCTATCACGCCATACTTACCAATGATGTACAATCATCCCTGCACTATATGGGCTAGATCATCTGTGGATAATCACGAATGGACACATTGCTACGGCAACGCCTTGAATGATGAGTATAGGTATAGATATGGTAAAGAGCATAAGTCAATACATGAAGTAGTAAACAAACTACCTGACCCAGTGAATATGCAAAGAGTAGGTTTTACAGAGTTCGGTCTAGCAATGCCAGACGAGCTGAAAGACTATGATAATCCAATACAATCGTATAGAGACTATTATCATCTTGATAAAGCCACTTTTGCTACTTGGAAGTTTAGAGACAAACCACACTGGTGGAATGAAGACTATGCAGACTATGAGCAAAGGATAACAAGATAAGGAGATTACAATGGAATTACTGCTAGGAGGCTTACTCGTATTCGGAGTTTGCGTACTAATTTTAGTAGGTTACATTGCTTTTGTAACAGAGTAAGGAGAAATTATGGAATGGACATCAATACTTAATGATGGATTCGCAATATTAATTACAATTTTCATGGGGTATGTTGCCTTCATGTCATCTGTGATAGTTAGTGAACAAAAAGAATCAAAAAAATTTGACAAACACAAAGTTCAATATAAAGATGGAGACAATACATGAAAGAAGTAATTATATACAGTAAGACCGATTGTGGTTATTGTGTAATGGCAAAGAACTTGGCCGAGCAACGGGGTTGCAAAGTTAAGTATCTTACAATGGGCGAAGACTATTCACCTCAAGAGCTTATGGAAACATTTCCTGGAGCTAGAACCTTTCCCCAGATTATATGCGACGGAGAGAAGATTGGTGGCTATTCTGCATTAGTGAGTGTATTAACAGATGAAGTATAAATTCAATGAAGATGAAGTGCTGAATATGGTAAAGAATCATATTTTAGGAACTTATGACCAACACTACAGCACGGATAAGATTCAAGCCACTGAGTTTATTATAGACTCAGGCATGGGCGAAGGTTTTTGTATGGGTAATATTATTAAATATGCAAAACGTTATGGAAAGAAAAATGGCAAAAATAAAGAAGATTTACTTAAAATTATTCATTATGCTGTCATTTTACTTGGGAGCGAGACCCAAGACTATTTAAGTGTAAATTATTTAGATAAGGAGGACTAATTGGCAATTAAACAAAAATCACACGAAAAGCTAAACCCTGAGAATATAGGGAGAGTGATTGAAGCCTTAGAGGCGGACAATCCAATAACAAAGAAAGAAGCATGCGAAATGCTGAATATTAGGTATAACACGACCAGACTTCAGCGTATCTTTGATGATTTCAATGATATGCAAGACTACCGTGAGCGCAGAAAAGCGCAAAACAAAGGTAAGGCTGCGTCAAGAGACGAAATAAAGACTGTCGTGACTAGTTATTTAGAAGGATTTAACATATCGCAAATTGCTACGAGTATTTATCGTTCACCCTCATTCGTAAAGAATATTGTAGAACGAGTAGGAGTACCGCAAAAGTTAGCAGAATCAGATTATGAAGGTATAAGAGAATCAATGCTACCAGAACAATGTGTAGCAGAGAGTTTTGATTACAATGAGAAAGTCTGGTTTCCTAAGCAAAATAAATTTGCTCTTGTAAAAGATGAGATATCCCCCGCATACCAAGCTGAACGCAGAGGCTTTATGTGCTACGGAGACATAAAGAAATGTGTAAACTATGAAGAAAAGTATGGAGCTAAGTGTTATAAATTATTTATACTCGAGCCCTGCGATACTTCACAAACACTTTTTCCTTGGGTTGATGGTGAAAAAACAGGATATTGGGGAACAGCTTTAGCTTATGATATGGGAAGCCTTAAACACTTAGACGAGTATTTATAGGAAATGAAAAATGGAAATATTTATTGCTGGCTGGCTCTCAGGAGTCGCATTAGCCATGTACAAAATATGGTTTCCAAGTTTTCGCATAATAAAAAAGGTTGACCCTAGTAATCCTTTGACGATAAGGCCATGGCTAAGCACTTTAGTTGTGGCGATTTTATTTACAATATTTTTGCCTGTGATGATTTTTGCGTTATTATTTGATAATTACACAGAAAATTTTATCAAAGCATTTATTAAAGGAGCAAAAGATGAATAATAAGACAACCTTTTCCACTTATGTGAATGGGGACTTAAAAGCAGACACAATCAAAGTAGGAAACGACTTTGGCTGTGACTATTATAAAAACGCAGAGTTTATTAAAACTGAACTCTACAAAGGGCATAGTGAAATGTATGCAGAAAATGCAGCGGAAAACTATGTATTCGGAATAAAGAAGATATGAACTATTTATTAAAAGCATTAGTAAAAAAATTAGAGGGTGAAATCGAAGTAGCAAAAGCAAATGTTTTGGTCTACCAAAGGAGTCCAGCAGGTATAGGGGAGCATCCCGATATTGTGCAAGCAATCGAATCTCAGATAGAGATTATTGCTCATGCTCAGGACAAAATTTGTGCTATTCGCGAGCACTTTTCCTCATAGCAAAGAAAAATAGTTCTTGACAACAACTTAATATTAGTGTATAATATATTTATATATTAGAGAATAAGTCAATGAGTGATAGATTTTATATGCAAATGGTAGAGAAGACTGGCTGGGCACCTGGCTATCGGAATACTACAACCATAGAAGAATACAGAGCAAAATTTGGCTCAACAAAAAGGAGAAAAAACGTGGCTTGGACAGACGAGAAAAAGCAAGAAGCAGTAGATATGTACACTGCAGAAGAACCTACTCCAGAAAATAGTATGGAGATAGTAAAGGACATCGCAGACCAACTAGAAGAATCACCAAACGGGGTAAGAATGATTCTTACCAAAGCGGGAGTATATGTAAGAAAAACTCCAGCTCCAAGTGGTGGCAGCTCTAGCGGCGGTGGCGGTGGTAGAGTAAGTGTAGCAGACGCGCAAGCGGCAGTAACAAGTGCGCTAAGTGATGCAGGTCAAGAAGTTGATGCAGCAATCATTAGTAAACTTACTGGTAAAGCAGCTAACTACTTTGCAACCATTATAAATAACATAAACAATTAATTTAGTTTAGTTTTTATCTAGGGTATCTTAGGATGCCCTAGTTTTTTGCATCTTGCCATAGTGACCAAAAAATCTACAATTCAAATGATCATTTGTTAGATAAATTTGGAGGAAACATGACAAAAGATGAATTTAAAAAGAAGCTAGATGACGCAGGAGATGCAGTCATCACTTATAGAAGCCAAAACTCAAGAAGATTAAAATATAACATATGTACTATGGACTTTTCAACCCCTTACATAAAGGGTAAAAAGAATAGAGCCAAAGAAGCAAATGATAACGTCCTATGCTTTTGCTGGGATACGGATTCTTATAGACTATTAATGCCTAAGAATGTGACAAGCATTGTACCATTGAATAGGATTATAAAAAACGAGAATCCAAATGATTGAGCTACATGAAGTACCTGCAATGTACGAAAAAGTAATTAATCAAAAAGAAACGGAGCAAGTCCGTTTAGTCATCAACACTTTCCGTGGTGTTGAGTACCTTTCCCTAAGAAAGTACTTTTTAGACTTTGATGAAGAGTGGCTACCTTCTAGAGAAGGAATTACAATGCCACTTGACATAGATAATAGCAGAGAGCTGTTTGTAGGTCTAGTAGAAATATTATCCCTTGCCGAGAGCAAATCAATACTCGAATCCGAGTTCAAAGACATTTTAGATGAAATATACCTAACTTAAAAATAGTTCTTGACAAATCCTAAAAATTTCTGTATAATATACTCATATTAAAAAATTACAGGAAAATTTATGATTATTCAAGCTAGTACGAGGTATTCCCCCTCTGGTCGCAAAAGAAAAACAAACGCTTATAAAAAAGCAAAAAGACCTGACTTTGTTGCTCAGGCTAAAAAAGATTTCAAAGGGGCTGTAGCTCAGTCGGGAGAGCGCGTGCTTTGCAAGCATGAGGTCGTGGGTTCGATTCCCTCCAGCTCCACCAATGAACAATACCCAAGCGTACCTATGGGCAAATATACTCCAGCTAAAGATAGTAGTTGGAAAGTTGAGGCCAGTAAGAATTTTACAGTTGCACCTGCATATAATAAAGGTGCGTATCAAGTTATCCCTCGCGATGACGTAGAACATATCGGAAAATAATTCTTGACAAATGGTCAAATTTTTAGTATAATATATAAATGTTAGAAAATCTTATCAAGACAGCAAAAGAAGCATACTACAATGGGACACCCATTATGAGTGATGAGATTTTCGATCACCTTACAACAATGGCAACGGAAGAAAGTATCGGCTATAAAAGTTCTTATGAACGCAGGTATAAACATATGTTCCCTTTGTTTTCCCTCCAAAAAGTGATAGAAGGCGTCGACACTGCCCCAAACTGGGGTAGTGCAGACACTATCGTCACTCCAAAGCTAGATGGCGCAGCTATTAGTATATTGTTTGGTGGTGGTGAGTGTCAAAAAGCACTTACTAGAGGAGATGGCATAGATGGACTAGATATAACTCCTTTGATTAAAGGAAATTTAGTACCAACTAATATTGATTACAAAGATGTAATTCAAGTAAGTGGGGAAGTAGTAGCCCCTAAAGAAATAAAAAATGCAAGAAACTATGCGGCGGGTGCGCTTAACTTGAAAAGTAGTGAAGAATTTAAGACAAGAGATCTGCACTTCATAGTTCATGGAGTACAGCCTTATATTACAGATAATTTTGCACATGATATGAAATTTTTGTCTGATTTAGGTTTTGATACCTGTATTGATAGTAATTATTCTCAGTACCCACACGATGGCTCAGTATTTCGTATCGCAGATAACAATACTTTTGATGAGCAAGGATATACTTCTCATCACCCTCGTGGAGCCTTTGCATTAAAGTTTCAAGAAAAAGGCATACCAACAACGCTCTTAGATGTAGTATGGCAAGTAGGCAAATCAGGTGCAGTATCACCAGTAGCAATACTCGAGCCAATAGACATAGAAGGAGCAACAGTTTCAAGAGCAACTTTACACAACAAGTCAATAATTGAAGCCCTCGATTTAGAGATAGGGTGTAAAGTTGAAGTTATAAGGGCAGGGAAGATTATTCCCCAAGTACTAAGGAAAGTAAGTTAATGGAACAACAAGATTTATTTGACCAGTTATTAAATGGTCACATTGAGGACGGAGAGCCAGAGCTAGAGCCTTTTTACGATAAGTATGGCCGCAAGTTCTACCCCAGTAAATATAGCCACCTCGAACACAAAGGTTGGTTTTGGAATGAAACATTATTTGCCTATCAACGATGGCAGGATATGATGGACTGGTACCATGCAGAAAAAACAAAAAGTAAATAAACAAGTAAAAGAGATAGATATGCTAAAAAGTATTATCTCTGAACAAACAGAACAAATATATAAACTATATAAGCGGGTTAATGATTTAAATGAGCAAGTTTCACAAGGACGAGTTAGCAAACAGCAAGAGAATTTTCAAGAGCGCAACACCTAAACAAACGCCAGATTGGTATGTTAAGTGGATTTCCTCTACAATTATCTTAATGGCTATGGTCGTAAGAGCTGCTCAGATTAATCCCTTCTTAGATACCTGTCTATCCTTTATAGGTTGTGCAGGTTGGCTCTATGTTTCTATTGTGTGGAAAGATAGAGCTTTAATAATCCTTAACGCAGTTGCATGTTTTGTACTGCTGACAGGAGTACTCACACAGGCTGCAGGCAATGTCTGGAGTCTATAATCAAACCTACTTTAACAACCGACCTGAAGAACAAGAAAGGGAAGGCGTGTTGTATGGAGTCATTCTAGTAAATAGAACGACCTTTGAACGCGAATGTATAAAAGTAGGGATAGCCAGTGGTAAGGACTGGCGACATGTTATCAAACGAAGTCGTGGCTTTAAAGGCTACGATTTAAGGATACAGCGAACATATCACGATACTATTTATAACTGTTGGAAATATGAACAAGAACTTCACAAGAAGTATGCTCATGATAGTTATAAACCGAAACAAAAATTTGGAGGACACACCGAGTGTTTCAAAATTTCTTCCCTAATTTTAAGGGAGTTTCCCAAAAATAGTTCTTGACATTTGCTTATCCGTTTGATATAATATACATATAAATTTAAAAGAGAGAACAATTTTGACCGAAATACAAATTCCAACACATTGCCCAGCATGCAACTCGCTACTGGAAACAGTGAAGGATCAGCTATTTTGTCGAGATGTTAGTTGTCCAGCACAGACTTCAAAAAAGGTCGAGCACTTCGCAAAAACTTTAAAGATTAAAGGCATGGGAGCAGCGACTATTGAGAAGTTGATGTTGGAGGACTATCATGATATTTATTTCCTTTCCAAGAATGAGATAGTAGAAATACTAGATTCGGAGAAGCTAGGAGAGAAGTTGTTTGCAGAAATCGAAAACTCGAAGAACGCAGATTTAACAACTCTCCTTCCAGCTTTTTCGATACCGCTGATAGGCTCAAGCGCTTCCAAAAAGTTAACGAGTCGAATCTCGTCTATATACGAGATAACCTATCAAAGATGTGTGGATAGTGGTCTTGGCCCTAAAGCGGCGTCGAATCTTATTGATTGGTACAAGGGAACATTTATTGCGATGGGGTACAATGAGTTGCCCTTCTCTTTTGAAAGTAAGAGTTCTGTAGTCGACAGCTCAGTTCCAACGAAAGGAGTTGTTTGTATAACAGGTAAACTTAAGAGCTATAAGACTAAGGCTATGGCGCAAGAAGTATTACATAAATATGGATATGAGACAAAGGACACCCTTACAAAAGCAGTTACAATCCTTCTCAACGAGAGCGGCATTGAAAGTGCTAAAACTCAGAAAGCCCACGAAATGGGCGTTAAAATTTTTAATAACATAAAACATATAATAGAGGAAAATTAATATGGCATTACCAAAATGGACAGATGAAAGAACTCAAA